GTTCAGGGTCAGCAACAAGGTATGTTTCTCTAGGAAAGTCCTTACTATCGTGTCTAAAGAACTCTGGTAAGCCACCAATAGCACAACGATGGTCAAACTTCTTATCTACTAACCATTCCGGATGTTCTTCAAGTCTTGTGCCGTGAACTTCCGCCTCAGGGAAGCTCCTTCTAAATAAGCCTTCGAGTTTTGGGTCACAGTCGATGTAGACCTTACGACTAATAGCGATAGCATCAGGTAAACAATTACCATAAAATATCTCATCGCCTAAACCTTGTTCTCCGTAAATAATAATATCTTTGCCTGCTTGCCCATCCCAACGAGATTCATCACCATAGTGCCATTCTTTTCTGAACTTACTATTGAGTGATAGTCCCCATTGTTTCCAACCTTCTTGCCATTTACCTTGTGCTAAATAAGCATGAGCAAGGTTCATGTTAGCGTTTTGGTCATTAGGATTAATTTGCAATGCTAGGTTACATACATCTTCTGCATTCTTCCATTCAGATGTTTGTATAAAGCTAGCTGCTGCATTGCTATATGCTAATGCGTAATTGTTATCTAATTCTGCTGATTTTAGAAAGCATTTGATTGCATCTTCAAAGTTATCTAGCTCATGGTAAGCACGACCTAGTGATGTCCATATGGCTTTGTTGCCTGGACTCTCTTGTAATGCACGTCTAAAGTATTGATAAGCTAATGCTGGTTGGTCACCCATCAAATGGATATAACCCATAAAGTTTAATGTAGCATCGTTATCAGGATAATGTTCTAGCGCTTGGTTAATAAGCGGTAATGCAGAACTGTAATCTTCACGATTAACTAAATCGTGTATTGCTAATTGTATTCTTTGTAATTCTTGTTTATCCATGATTCTTTGTTGTTGTTTTTAACCAAGGATAGTTTGTGTTTATTTCTTTTAGTAATTCTTTTGTTTGGTCTTTATTGTAGATGTCGATACCTTTTTCTTTTAACTTCATCTCAATAACCGGTGGGATACTAGCATAGTGTACCCATGATTCTTTCATACCCTTTTTCCATACATCAGGGTCATTTTGTGCTTGTTTTAACTTCTCAACTAATGGTGTGAAGTCTTGCACATTGTGTATCATATGTATGTCATTAACAGGGTCGTAATCGTAATATTGCGTAACACCTGTAATTGGGTCTTTATCAAATAATATTGGCATAATAAAAATAGAGGGATATTTCTATCCCCCTATTGTAACATTAAATGCTATTAAGCACCAACGCCTTGTACTTTAGCATGAGCATCAGGGTTATTAACCACTAACGCATATTCTGCTGTCATTAAGTACTTAGTAGAGTCACCAGTTTTAGCTAGTTCTTCTTTTGTGATTGGACGTAAAGATGCTACACCCACATAACCTGGGTCTAAGCATAATACAGCTTCGTCACGCATGAATCTGTCTAGTTTAACTGTGTGGTTGCCGTAGTCTGAAACATACACGTCAGCTGCTGCTGTAATGATTGCTTCATTAGTACCATTAACCATGTGACGTTTCTCTGCAATACCTGCGAAAGCTGAGAAAAGTTTTTTGTTTTTAGAAGACATTAAGATAGTTGTTGGCTCACCACCATCTACCCATGCTGCTTCTAATGCAGATTTTAGGTCTGCTTCAACGAAAGTACCTGCTGTACCATCTGTTGGAGCTGCAACTGCACCACCAGAGAAACCTGGAGTTGTTGCTGTAGATGCTGCAGTAGCTTTGATGCTATTGCCTGCAATCCATGACTCGATACCTGCTGAAGAACGAGCTGTACCTGCGCCACCTGCTGATGATGCTTGGTTACGCACTAAAGCATATTCCATGTCACGTTTAAGTTCTTTACCAGCTTTCATTAACTGATAAGCAACTTCTGATTTACGACCATACTTTTTAACAACATCGTATGTATTAGAGATGTTTACAGTTTTACGAGAAATCTGTGTGTAGTTACCTAATACAGTTGTTGCTGCTAAAGTAGCATATGATGCGTCATCACCTTCAAGCTGTCTGTTAGCTGCCGCAGCTGCTAATACATCTGTTTGCCATTGGTGATATGTTTGTGCTGCTGTTGATTTCTTTGCCATAGAAAGCAAAGGTGTGTCTTCTGGAGATATATCGTAAATAATATCTTCAAAATCTTCTGCGATACCTGCACCGGTATAGCTATTGGTTGCTGAAACTGCCATGATAAAAACTCCTTAAATCATTTGTTCGATTAATTTAGATGCCATCTCTGCACTACCAGACCTACGCAATTGTTCACGCATTTTCTTAGCAGTCGAGTTAGCTGATGTTTTGGGGTCTTTTGTTCCAGGCTTCACTACTGGTTTGGCACTTGCGACCTTCTTCTTAACTACAGGCTTTTTACTTTGAAGTTTGCGCCATTGCATTGCATCATACAAAACTTTAACGTGTCTTGGGTCAACAATAGCGTTCATCTCATCATCAGTAAATCCATATTCTTTCCCAGTGGTAATAACTGATTGGGTAGTCTCAGGACTCCAATTAGGTATTTCTTTGGCTAGAACTTCTTTACCTTTTTTGATACGCTCCGCTAGAGCTGACTGGTGTTTTGTTACTGCTTCTTGCCTCTTGGCTTCAAACTGTGAAACTAAGTTGTTACGTTCTTGCTGTAACTGGTTATATGCCATGTATTGCTTTTGTGCCTCCACGAAGTCACTATCAGTCAATTTCTGCCAATCCACGTCAGCATATTGGCTTAATTGCTGGTCTAGTGCTGTGATTTTCGCTACATCTTCAATCAACAAACTATTAAGTTGCTGTTGTTCTGCAAACTGTTGTTCTTGCATTTTTAACTGCTCTTGCAATGCTTCAACAGATTTACGTTGTTCAGCTACTTCTTGTGTTTTCTTAGTGTAGTCGAGTCCTTGTTGCGCTAATGCCACGACTTCGTCAAGTGGTTTCTCGATTTCTTCACCATTAACTTTCAACTTAACAGATTGTGCAGGTTGTTCCTCATCGGAGTCCTCTTCCTCTACTTCGTCTTCTGTTTCTGGTTCTTCTTCTTCGGAATCTTCTACTTCTTCTTCAACGTCAGTAGGTTCTTCTGCTTCAGCTTCCACCTCTACAGTTTCTTCTTCCTCAACCTCTTGTGGTTCTTCTGGAATCTCCTGTGTTACAGGTTCTTCTTGAATATCACCAAGCATCGCTTCTAAGCGACTCTGTGGTGACTGCTCTAGAGCTTGGTCACTCATATTACTTCCTTCTTAAAGTTAATAAACTATTTTACGTTATCACTAACCTGTATCTTAGCCATCTTGCCTGTTTGCATGATGTCGGTTAATGCACGTTCTATTTGGTTTAATGTTTGTAGAGCAATGACTAAACGATTATGTGTTACTTCATCGCTTAATGGACTGCTCTGCATTGCTTCTATGATGTTAGATTTAACTTTGGTAAATGCTTCCTGATACACTCTGCTACCTAGTATCTTTTCAGCTTCACCACCTTTAGTTATTTCTTCGTATGCTTTGTCTTTCATTACATTCCTGTTTGAGCTTTAAGTTGCGCTATAGCCATATCAGTCTCTGCTTTTAATTGTGCTTTAAAGCGTTCTAATTCGGCTTGTGCAGCTATTTTTTCACGTTCTATAAGTATATCATTTTGTGAACGTAATTGCTCTTGTTCGTAATCAGCTTGGTTCTTCTGTGCTTCTAATTGCATATCAGCTTGTGCCTTAGCTTGTTCGATAGCTAATTGACCTTGAACTAACTGTTCCTGTGGATTAGGTTGTTGTTGTTGCGGTGGCTGATTGCTTGGGTCAGTCCAGAACTCATCAGGGTTTTTAAAGCCTGCATTTTGTGTCAGTTTAGCCAATGCGTTATAGATTTTATTCTTATCTGTTAAGCCAACCTGGATAGCTTCTTTTTGCATTTGTAGAATGTTGTTGAGGTGCATGAGCTGTTGGTCTTTGTTACCAGCGCCTAAGCCTACAGAGATAGATAAGTCTTTACGATTCTTCCATTCTCTTGGGTCAACCTCTACCCATTGGTTTCTGATGCGTACAATATCAGGCTTAGTTACATTTTGTCTAACTAAACGATGCACTAACATAAATAAGTCTTTAACACCGGTCTCTGCAAATGTTCTAGCCACTAACTCTAAACGCTGTTGAGCAGCTGACATGATTTGTGCTACACCAGATGCTGTCTTGTTTAAGCTATTGCTATCTAAACCTTGATTGTAAGCAGTAATACCTGTGCGTTTCTCTTTCATGTTATCCATGTATTCAACCATGGTGAAAGATGTTGTAGGGAATGGTGCGTGTTGTAATGGTTGGATAGCACTACCTGGCTCACCTTGTACACGAACTACACCACCTGGTCTTGATGTTAGCATATCATCTAAGTTTACTCTGTCAGAGATAGCGTAACGACCATTGTTAGACAGATACATATTATCTAATTGACCACGAATCAATGTAGACTTAATCATTTGTATGTCTTTAGTTAAATCAGTATAAGAACGACCAATGTGTCTGTGTGGCATGAGCATAGGAGTAATGCAAGCAAAAGGAACGTGGTCACATGATTCATCTTTATAGATAATACGATTACCTACCACAACAAATCGTTGACGTTTACCATCTACTTTTAAGTATGTGTCTTTCACTAATACTTCTGATGTGTCTACTGCTCTATCGTATTGTTCGTCATAAATATCACGAGCATTAGATTCTATTTCAAACTCATCTTGTTCTGCTAGTATTTCGTGTAACTCGTCTTCATCAACATCAAATAT